ACCACCGATGCTGATACCGGCATAGTCATCATCACAGATTTCAATGACATCGCCCGGTACATGGCGAAGCCCTTCTGCGCCCACGCTGAAGTCCACGGTCTGCGTTTCCAGCAGTTCCGTTTTAATCAGCCACAGCCCGGCGCGGTGCGCCTGCCCCCGGCTGGTACAGCCAAAGGCATCCATCTTCGTGACGTTACGACCGTAACGGGCAATGGCCTGCGTGTCCTCCACAAGCTCTGTTGCCGTTTCCCAGCCGTTATCCGGGTCAATCCAGTTCACTTCAACGGCATTATGGCGGTCCTTCAGGGCGCTGAAGCTGTAGCGGAACGGCGCGCCATCATCCGGCATCACCACATTACTGCGGTTATAGGTCCACACCTTATCCGACGGTCGGTCCTGCACGAACGTCAGCGTCTGCCCATTCCATACCGGCATACAGCGCATCGCCGAGCAGAAATCACTGAGCACATCCCACGCCTTGCGCTGTGTGGTCAGGTACGCATTACAGGTAATGCGCGGCTCCGTGCCGCCAAAGCCGTCCGGCACCGACTGGTCGCAGTACTGGCCGATGACATACAGCGCCCATTTATCCACATCCGCCGCACCAAGACGTTTCCCCATGCCGTAGCGCGGATGGGTCAGCATATCCCACAGACACCAGGCCATGTTGTTGCTGTATGCTGGTTTTAACGTTCCGTCCCAGATACCGCTGTATTGTCGCGTCTGCGGGTTATAGTTCGACGGCACCTGCAGAATGCGCCCGCGAAGATGATAATTACGACTCACCTGCTGGCTGCCGAACTGCTCCGAGTCCACCTGTACGCCGACCAGTGCCGTGTTCGGGTAGCACTGTTTCACATCGATGATTTCGGTGTATGACGACCAGAGCGTTTTGTTCTGCAGCTGGTCTGTAGTGCTGTCCGGCGTCATCCTGCGCATCCGGATACTGAACGGGCGCGGCGGCAGGTTACCCACCACCACCGAGGCCAGATACTGTGAGGTGGTTTTTCCCTTAATGGTGATGTCTTTTTCCGTCACCCAGCCACCGTTACGTTGTATCTGAACCAGCAGGCGGACTTCCGACGGATTCCGGTCACCCTTTGAGGTGGTTTCCACCAGTGCCTGCACACCGAAGGTAAAGCGCAGACGGTCGATGTTTGCCGACGTGATGGTCCGGGTGATCGGCGTGTCATATTTCACTTCCGTACCCAGCACCGTCTCGGATCCGGAGGATTCAAAACCCTCCGGCGGTGTCTGCTCCTGCTCACCTGCCCGGAACACCACTGTGACACCGGAGATATTGGTATTCCCCTCACTGTCCAGCACCGGCGTACTGTTCAGCAGCACGCTTTTTAATCCATCCACCGGACCTTCAATCGGCCCTTCGCTGATGGCATCGATCACACTCAGCAGCTGCGTGGATTTCAGGTTGTCCTTCGCTTCGCGCGGGGTATGCCCTTTACTGCTTCCTTTACCCATTCGTCATGCTCCATAAACGACAAAACCGCCCGGAGGCGGTTTCACATAAAACATTTTGCATCAGCGACCAATCACCACAACCTGACCACCGTCCCCTTCGTCTGCCGTGCAGATCTCCTGAGATACCACGCGTGACCCCACGCGCATTTCACCGTACAGAACGGGCAGAACATTCCCCTGGGCAACCATGTTATCCAGTGAGGAGAAATAGGTGTTCTGCTTACCGTTATCCGTTGTCTGTGTGCGGGGAGTTCTGGCTTTCGGTGCCAGCATCTGAGCCACACCGCCCAGGATCATACTGGCCCCTGCCGCATACATGCCCGATACAGCCGCGGCACCCAGCCAGCCCACAGGGTTCCACCATGCCACCGCAATCAGCGCCGCACCCAGCACTGCCTGAAAAACACCGCCACTTTTAGCTCCCGCCAGACGCGGCACAATGTGGATCACGGCACCATTTGCCAGCAGCTCATTAAGACGGGCAGATAATTCATTTTCGCCTGCATCACGCCCGGCAATGCGCACCTGATACCAGCCCTCATTCAGTTTCTGGCGAAACGACGGAAGCTGCGTGGCCAGCGCCCGGATGGCTTCGCCCCCCGTTTTCACACGAAGGTCGATGCGGCGGCCAAATCGTTGTAAATCCCCGTAAAGGCAGATGCGTGCCATGCCCGGTGACGCCAGAGGGAGTGTGTGTGTCGCAGCCATTTGTCGGTATACCTCTCTCGTTTGCTCAGTTGTTCAGGAATATGGTGCAGCAGCTCGCCGTCACCACAGTAAATGGCGGCATGATTCGGCACCGATGAACCAAAACAGCACAGCAGCACATCGCCCGGCTGCGCCGCTGACAACGGCACCTGATACAGCCCTGTGGCCTCCAGATTATCCAGATAGAGATTCTGACCGTTACGCCACCAGTCATCCTCACGATGAAAATCCGGCATCTCAATCCCCGCCAGATGGTAAGCATCCCGGAACAGCGTGTAACAGTCCGTCACCCCGTGCTCAAAGAGCCGCCCGGTGAGATGCGGCACGCAGCGGAACTTATGAATCGCCCCCCGGCAGACCAGCCACCACGGCAAATCACTCTGCACCTGCAGTCGCCGGTCGGCCTCACTCAGCCAGGGCAGACCACCGGGATGGCTGTGCACCAGCGCGACTATCTCACCCTGCATTTCTGCCCGCAGCCAGTCCTCCGGCGACATCCGGAAATAATCCTCCGGCTCACCGGAGATATTCACGCAGGGAAAATATCTTTCCCCCTCCGGCGTTCTCACCACGAAGCCGCACGACTCCGCTGGCGCACATCCTCGGGCGTGCGCCAGAATCGCTGATTCTGTCTCTGTCATGGGATTTACTGCGAAAGTTTGTTAATGGAAAGGAAGCCGCCAAAGTTGCCGACGTTATTGCGAAACTTACAGCCACTCAGGCATTTGCTGCATTTATCCTTCGTGATATCGGACGTCGGCTGGTCATATTCATCCGCGACCGCCGGACCGTTATAACCGCACTCATCACCGCGATAGGTCCAGGTGCAGGTATTAGCCAGCATGATGCGCCCCGGAAAAACGGCACCATCCGTTTCCGTCGGTGTGGACAACACAAAGGAGGCACTGACCGCACTCAGTTCGCTGCACTGCTCGATGCGCCAGCGGCTGATCACCTCCTGCTCCGGATCGGCTTCGCTGTTTCCGTTGACGAAGTTCACCGCATCCAGAAAACGGGCGTAAACCTTACGCCGGACCACCGTTCCGCCGACCAGACTCTGCAGATCCTCCGCCATACCGGTGACCATACCGTGCAGATTGGATACCTTCAGTGTTGGTCTGGCACTGGCTCCTTTGCCGTTCATCTCAAATCCGCTCCCCTGAATGGGATACGCCTGATACTGCCGCCCCTGCCAGGTGACTGACTCACCTTTTTCGTTCTGCTCATTACAGAAAAAATAACGCTCGCCACCGACTTCTGTCAGATCGACTTCCCAGAGCACGACCAGTGCGGATTGCTCCGCTTTTGTACACTCATTCAGTGTTTCCTGTTGTATATCCTGCATCAGTGAGTGACCTCTTCAAAGGTACAGTTAAAATCGGTATACATGGCATTATCCGAAGTACTCCACTCCCTGCAGACAACCCTGACAGTCCTGTTGTGTTTTGGCGGACGCCACAAAAAAGCACGCATCCCGGCATGACGGGATAAAAAACTGTCCAGCGCGGCGCGGGAATATTCATCTGTGACACGAAATACCGGTTTAAACGTTTTCAGATCCGCATTCAGACCACCAGCCCGTCGCTGTTCATATCCGTCACCGAACTTTACCGTAATAACAGATGGCTTTCGTGTCGTCTCCATCCCCTCGCGGGGGATCCAGTTAAAAACTTCAGGTTCAGGCACTGCATAATCCTCCGTCCCGACGTGATGACTGCATAATTGACACAACCCTGCTGTCGATCAGATCCACCAGCCCCCTGGCTGACTGCGTATCTATCTCGCCATTGCTCCCTTTATTCTGAATACTGATGTGATACACGGGAGAATAGACAAATCCGCCACCACCATTCACATTGCCAATAGCCCTGACCCCAAGAGAACCGTCCGCCGCCCGCGTAAGCGGCATGATAGCTTCAGGTCCGGCTTCCCCCATCAGCCCGGCACCTTTCGCAAAAGCAAAGTACGTCGGCGTATCCACAATGGTGTTACTGTAAGCACTCAGATTTGCCGATGTGTAAACACCGCCTTTTGCGTTCGCTACTGCACCGGAAAGCCAGTCGCCAACACTACCAATCCATCCCCCCGCTCCCGACATTGTCCCGGAGAGTGATTTCAGCCCGTTAACAATGGCCGCGTTCATCAGGATTTTTGAAACTTCCTGAAGGATCGAACTCCCCCAGTTTCTCCAGTCCACAACGTTTCCGGCCAGTGCCTCGGAAATATTTGAAACCAGACCATCCATAGTGGAAACGACCGCGTCTGCCGCCTGTGAAGAATAATCAGTGGCACTGTCTGCCCAGTTCGTCAGCCCCTCTTTGAGCCCGGCATTCCAGTTACTGCGTAAAGCATCGGCCTTTGCATAATAATCCTGCTGATCGTTGAGACGCTCCTCCAGATATTTTTCATTCAGCGTTTTTTCCTGTTTCCACAGGGCTTCTTCGATTTCTCCGGTCTGGTACTGTCTCAGCAACTCATTATTTTTCTGCTCAAACTCCTGTCGGATGTTCCACATTTCCTGAAGCCGCTCACGTATTCGTGTTCCGTCTCCATACCCTAACAACTGAGCCTCATTTGATGCCCTGACACTGGCGTTACTGTCCGCCAGGCTGCTTTCATAAGCAGCAATTTGCTCACGAATTTTTTTCTGGTCGATGAGTGCTGCATTCTGTAAAAGGGTTTGTTTCTGCGCTTCTGATAAGGTTGATAATTCGCCCTGGCTGACCTGGTATTTCATCTTAGCCAGTTCAGTATTCTGTCCTGCCAGTGCTATTTGTTCTTTTTGTTGTTTAATCAGTCTGTTATAAGCATCTTCCGTTTTTTCTGCTTCCGATTTTCCACCACGTACCTTTAGCTTATTCGCCTGGTTGTTACGCCATGCTTCCAGCGCGTTGTTGATATAAGTTTGCCTTGCCGTCTGATAGGCATCCCCCACAAAACCGAGATCATCCGCTACATAGCCCAGACGAGTACGCTCACGCGCTTCCCCCTTCATACGGGATAAGGTCAGCTCTCGCTCAGTGTTATTCAGCGCGTTCTGCTGTTTATCATCCAGAGCAGCCTGTGGCAGCCGTAACGGTACATTCACCAGCCCCTGTCGCTGCTGAAGTAATTCATTACCAAGCCCAAGAAGACGATTAAACTCGGTATGTTGGCCATTCATGATCAGTAATGACTGATATGCTTTGTTTTGTTCCGCTGCCTGTTGGCGGATCAGCACCACTCGTCGTTCTTCCAGCCCGGCAAGCACATCCTGGATTGACTGGGCTTTTTCCTGCATTCCGGAAAGTCGGGACTGCTCAACAGCCAGCTGACTTGTTGCTTCTGCAAGCCCTTCTGTGACAGTTTTCACCGACGTCATGTGGTTAATCATAAAACCGTTATCGGTTGTCCAGCCCGGGTTTGCCAGGACATACTGATAGCCAGCAATTTTTTCCTGTAAGGATTTAATCTTACTTTTCTGCTCGTCAATTAACCTATTCTGCTCCTCCAGAGCCTGCCGCGTCTTTTCTTCATTATCTGCCGCTTCAGGAAGTGACATTGCAGACGTTTTCTGGCGAATTTCGTCGATTGTTGCGGCATACTGACGCGCTGATTCTCTGGCCTGCTCCTGGTTCTGATACATTGTGTACCAGGCCGCCGCCCCCAGCATGACAAGTCCAGGCACACCACCAACCAGCCCCAGAGCACCGCTTAACAACCGACTACTAACTGACGTAACGTTATTCAGCGTTGCCTGTGCCGCTGTTCTGGCAGCAATATTACGGGTAAGTGAAGCCTGTGCGGTTGCCAGTTTCGCTTCTGCTGCAGCCTGTTTTTCTGTACCACGGGCAGCCACAACCGCCTGCTGCGCACGATACAATGCCGCCCGCGCTCTGGCTGTTGCTATCTGTGTCCCTCTGAGCTGTGCCTCAGCAAGAGCCACTTCGTTTCTGGCAGCAGTGATTAACCCGGCAGTTGCAGAGCCCGCAGAAGACGCCATATTGCCAAAATATCGGGCTACACCAATTGCAACCAGAGCTCCCGCCGCCGTGGCAACCGTATCAATATTATTCGCAACACCATTCATTATTCCGGTAAGCGTTTTCGTTGCACCGCTGGCATCATTCGCATCACCAACCCAGGCCATAAAGGCGTTTTCAACTTTGGTTGCAGAGGATGATACGGTATCAGGCATGGCTGCATATTCATCCCGCAGCGTACCAAGCTGGCTAATCAGTGCAGGAACAACCTTATCGGCGGTCAGCTTTCCATCATCCGCCATTGCCTTCAGATCTTTACGGGCAACCCCCATTCCTGCAGCCAGAGCACGAATAACACGATCACCGCTTTCATTTACTGAATTAAACTCTTCACCGCGCAGAACCCCTTGCGCCAGTGCCTGGCTGAACTGAGTGATCACCGAGCTGGCTTCCGCAGAACTGGCTCCGGACAATTTCAATCCTGTAGAAATGGCCTCGGTAACTTTCAGTACTTCCTCAGACCTGTAACCATATTCCCGCATGGAAGAAGCCGAACGAGCAAAAAGACTGGCGTTATCAGCAAAAGCAGTACCCGTTCTCTGGCTGATCGCCATTAATTCACGCTGTGATGCCTGGAAATCATCGCTGGACTGCGTGGCCTGCTTCAGACGGGCATTTACTGAGCTCCATTCATCCGCAAGAGATATAAGATGTCCAGTGGCAAAAGCACCGGCAAATGCGCCAGCCATATTCATTGCCGAAGACTTCGCCGTATTTATCTGCTCGGTCACTTCTGCCAGTGCTCGCCGCATATCACGGGATGCAGCTGCAGACTGTCGACCTCCGTTCTGCATGGTACGGTAGTACTCCTGTCCCATACGTGAAGCTCGCGCAATTTCTGACTGGAATGACTGCGAATTTGCCGAGATTCTTATAATCAGTTCGCGTAGTGACGCCATTCTCGTTCTCCAGTCAAAAAAAAACCGCCGAAGCGGTTTTTGCTTTTAAAGAAGCCCAGCCTTACGCCTTGCTTCTTCAAGATATTCATCATCCGTTTTTTGCGAAACGGTACTATCAGGGTTATGTGTTAAATCACTACCGCAATGCTTACACTTAATGGCTTCTTCTTTGATCAACTCCGCACAGTAAGGGCATTTTTTCATGCCATTGCTCACCATTTGTTGCTCATGCGTTTTTTCATCTTTTTGGATTACAAGTGAATGAACCAGGGCAACGATAAAGAGTAAGGCTCCGTATATCCACCATCCCCAAAATGAACGCCCTTTACTTTGCGCGATAATAGCCGGAATTAACCCCAGGACTAGCGCAATAAGAATAACTTCCATCAATATCTCCTTATTTACTTAATAAAAATCGGAATCATAATCCAGTAAAGTAAGAAGATCATTGTGTCGCTGCAAATAATGCATTTTCAAACGCTGTAAACGGATCTTTAATATTATTTGCAGGAACGACCTCCCACTGAAGAATCGCTTCATTCAGTGGAACTTTGACACCCTGCGCCCCGTAAACTGCAGAAACTATCTGGGCAGCCCGGATATCAGCCCGCTCGTCACCCAGCGGGCTGATCCTGTCAAATTCTGCCCACATCATGATTTCCGATGCAGACATTTCCCGGCGTAACTCTGACAATGTGCGCCCCATCCTGAGCGCCAGCATCATCAGAAAACGAATACCCGGAAGTGCTACTTTTTTTTAATAACTTCAGCATCAGTGATCAGTTCCAGTGACTGACGAAGCAGTCGCGCATGTACCGGACCATATACTGCAAGTACCTGCTCCCGATCATCCGCTGAAAATACGGGTTGCATCCCGGTATCACACAGAACATCGATGAACAGTTCAACATCCGCTTCCAGATTTCGGCGGGCACGCTCCGCAACTGATAACGGTGTATCATCATCTCCGGTTTTAACGATCTCCTGCCAACGTAACCAGGCTTCTGCAGAGGGTTCCCGTAATACAACCGTTGTACCTTCCCACTCAGGAACATCAACTGTTTTGTGGCGAAAACCAGACATCGTCGCCAGTGCCAGATTGCGGATATTTTTAGACATAGATTTCATCCTCCTTAACTGACAGTTACGGTGCAGGAAGTGGAGGTCACCTTATTAACCGGGCTTGCTGAATCAGAAACCTCACAGGTATACGCACCGGCATCTCCGGATGTCACGGAGGCCTTGTTGAAAGTTGCCGATGTCTGCCCGGAAACTGGAGAGCTGCCTTTCTTCCAGACATATGAATAAGGAGGCACACCACCTGATGCCTCAACAGACATATTCAGCGTTTCACTGGCAGAAACCTGTAGTGTACTTTTCAAATCAGAGAGGAGTTTCAAAGGTTCAGTGGTCAGAGAGGGCTTTCCTTTCAGGCGCAGGGAAAATGTGGCAGCAACAACACCGTTGGTTCCCACAGACCAGGTATGCTGGCGAACTTCTGCCATAAAGGTAAATCCATTTCCTGACGGGAAAATAACTTTGAAACCGTATGTGGTGTCGTTGTCATAAGCACTACGCAACGCGTTCTGGGCAGCGTTGAGATAAAAGTTTCCTGACATGGAAATCTCTGAAGCAGCCCCAAGACCGTTGATATTCTCCTGCTCGGTAGAACACAACGTAGTGACATCAATATCCTGTTTCTGCCCGGCGGTAAACTGAACCTCTTTAATCGTACAGCTCAGTTCAAGAAAACTGGCAGAACTCAGCGTTTCTGCCGTTACCGGTGCAGACGAGATCATGACTTTGGTCTGCTGAGAACGTTCAAAATTAGAGGACATACTCGTCTCCTGAAAATAAAAAACCCGCCAGCGGCGGGTGGGTAAAATCATTAACGACCTCAGGCAATTACCTGAAATTCAAGCGTAGCTCTGCTCAGACGGGAATCAGGATCATAACCCTGAGTTTTAGAAATAACGGATGGTGCCAGTTCCCTTACCGCATCAAGCGCCTGCTCACGGATATCATCTGCGTCATCAGGAGCCGTTGCCCAGATATCAATCTGCACTGTGATTCTGGATTCAGCCTGACCATCAAGCACATCAGACGCGATGTCAGACACCACTGAAAACACCAGCCATGGTGGAGATACCGCAGGCTTTCCCTCCGTCAGCGGGACCACATAAGGATAAACCTGCCCTCCGGCCAGTTGGGACAGAAGAGCATATAGCGTGGCTTCTCTCATTTACTCAGCACCCCATCAATAGCCTGATTCATATGCTTCATGGCAACCTGTGCTGCCAGCTCCTCTGTCGTATCAAAAGCCGGGCGAATGAACGGATGGGCAGGCATATTGATAGTCCCCAGTTCCACGAAACGCCAGTAAAACGCGTTTCGCGGATCGCTGGCTTTCATGCTGTTATCACTGTTTCCGGTTCGCAGATTCCGCCCACGAATGTGGACACCAGAGATAATTTCACCACGACGCCGTGAACGCTGAGTCAGAATAACCACGTTTTTCTTCAGTTTTCCGGTTCGCTCTGGCGCATGGTCAATAACCGCCTCCCGGATAACCTCTGCACCGGCACGGGAGGCATCGCGAAGCACCTTATTACTCTCTGCTCTGCTGAGAAGTTCCAGATCTCTTGCAATATCCGCCAGGCCAGAAAAATCCAGACTAAAATCCGTCACATTCCACCTCTCTGGCTGCAAAGTATTTCAAGCCTGGAGGATCGTGCGTCCGGGATCGGCGGCCCGTCGATATTCAGAATGGCTCCCTTGAATGCCCCTGTCAGCACTTTCAGACGTGAGGCGGCCGTCACATCGCGCCGAAATCGCATCCAGACTCTTACTGTTGTCTGCGCGGTTTCCGCACCGCCCGATATACGTTCCCGCCCACTGATCCCCTTAACCTCTGCCCATACCGTAGCCCCCTCTTTCAGGGTTTCCTCCGGGTGACCGGAAGGGGTACGGGAGGTCGTAATATTCAGAATAACCACGCGATCACGTAATCTTCCTGCCTGCATGAAATCCTCCTATGTTCCGGGATGAAACCGATACATTCGGAGTCCGGTATAGAAAAAATCAGGTACAGCATCCTGCATTTCCCTGTTCTCGTACCAGTAGCCAACCAGTTGCATAAGACGCAGCTTTATCAGCGGTGTTATTACAAGCCCGGTCGTATCCTGATCAGGAACAGTTTCATCGTGAAGTGTCCGGTTTAAAAACTTTTCAGCCTCTTCTCTGGCTGCTGCCAGATACATCATAAGAAGTGCATTCTCCTGTTCATTGTCATCATCAATCCGGCACTGAACACGAAGCTCTTCCAGAGTAGGCATCATTAGGGCTACCTCTATGAATGCTGTTTTTTAGCCTTATCAGATACCCGTGCAACAGGTGTTCTCTTATCAGAAACAATCCCTGCTGCAGTGGCAATTTCACGTACCCGTTCGGGTAATTCTTTATCTTCATACTCACCAGCACGAATGATCTCAACGCGCATACCGTCCGGTGACCATTTCAGATCTTGTTTCAGGATCATGATTCTTTCACCTGTCAGAACAGGGGCGCAATTCAGCGCCCCTGAGTGATTACGCCGCTGCAATCTTCAGCAGTTTGATGGCCTGCGAATCGACCAGCATGCCGCCGGTGCGCTTGGTGGTATAAAAACCGACAAACGGTTTATTGGTGTACGGGTCGCGCAGAATGCGGGTACCGATACGGTCAACGATGGTGTAACCCCGTTTGAAGTTACCAAATGCAATAGCTTTCGCATCAGCGGCGATATCCGGCATCTGTTCGTTTTCAGCGATACCGTAACCCACCAGAGAGGACGGTTGCCCCAGATCCAGCCCCGGACGCCACAGATAGTTACCCTCGGTGTCTTTCAGCAGACGGATGGCAAACAGGCTGTTGTTGTTCATCATGAACTTCGCGCCAGTGCGGTGTGCCTTACGCAGCGTGTAAATCAGTTTGATAATGGCGTCTGCGGTCACCGTCGTCGCTTCACCGGATACAATATGCTGAAGTTTACCGAACGCACGAACCTTATCGGTTTCATCGGTGGATTCATACGCCAGGAACCCTTTTGGCTTCTTGGTGCCATCACCGGTGGTAAAGGCAATTTCTTCCTGTTCGGCAAATTCGGTCGCCAGCTCGCTGTTGATCCAGGCCTCCACGTTGAAGAAGGCATCATCCAGCATTTTCTGAGTGGCCTGCGGGTTACCGTAGATTTCCCCCATGAAAGGTTCAATCAGTCCCAGTTTTGAGGTGGCAGTCTGGGAGCGCGCGTCAGTCTCGCCAACCCATCCGGAAGCCGTGCCGCCCAGATTCACCAGTTTTTTGTAGTCGGAACCGCCAACGGTGAGCACCGTGGCTTCCTGGCGCATCACCACTTCATCTTTCAGCAGGGTGAGAATGTTGCGATCCAGTGCTTCCGGCACGGCATAGCCGCCGTCTTCATCGGTGCCCACCTGTAATGCCTTGCGCTCCAGATCGCGCAGACCATCTTCACGGCCTTTACGCAGGAAGCCCACAAACGCTTCTTTATGCTCGGTGGCCAGTTTATTTTGCGCACCACCTGCCGGACGTTTCAGCTCAAGCAGCTCTTTTTCAAGATCGCTTTTGAGGTTTTCCAGCTCGCTGAGTTTCCCGTTCAGGGTTTCCACCTGCCCGGCAAGTTTGCCTTTTTCCTGCTCAATCGCATCCACGCGCTTGTCGTTCTTTGCTTTGAAGTCGTCAAACTTCTGCTGCAGCTCCTGCGCGACCTGTTCCACATCTTTAATATCAACCGCCATCGTATTTCTCCTGATTAGAAGTTCAGATTTTTCAGTGCATTCAGTGCAGAGCCCACATCCTCAGCGTCGCGCAGGGACAGTGCGCCATAGCCCCCGGCCATGAATGCTTTGGCCTGGGTACGGGAGAGTCCGACATCACGCAGGACTCTTTCGATTTTTTTCTGTTCGGGGATTTCACCGCGGGCCAGCGCGTTCTTGACGTCGCTGATCCGCGCCTCGTCGTTAGACGGGAACGTCACCAGACTGACTTCCCAGAGGTCGATTTCTTTCAGCAGAAAGGCTTCTTTACTCCGGTCGTATTCCCAGTCTTTCAGGACGTACCCAATAGAAAGGCCGGTTAACGAACCGGCCTTCATGTGTGCATGTGCGCGTTTTGCGAGGGGATCATCATCAATGAGCAACCGTCCCCTGACGTAAAGCCCGACATCGTCTTCCTTCATTTCGGTATAAACACCGATGGGTTCATCCATGCGGTGCTGCCAGAGCAGCGCAGGTAACGCTTTTCTGTCACTCCACGCCCGCAGGGAAGCAGCAAATGCCCCGGACATCACCACATCATCGTGGCTGTCCTTTACACCAAAGACGGAGCCATACCCTTCAAACTCACCGGAGTCACTGACAGATTTCAGACTCAGCGGTACATCAAGACGTTGTTTCGTCTGCATTGGCGTTATCCTTCTGCTTACCGGCTTTACTGCCATCGGAGGGTTTCGTGGTCATGTTCATCGGTGTGAGATAGACATCACCACCGGGACGCGGATTCATATCTTCCAGGTCGCGGCAGTCATTGGGAGAGTAAATTCCCCAGTTGATCCCGGTGGCGTAGGCTTCAAAACGGGACTTCATATCCCCGCGCAGTAACGCCCCGGCGTTAAATTTGGCGTAATAAATGCCCTGCTTACTTTTTCGTACCAGTCCGGTGTTGATCCGCTGCTCAATGCGGGTCAGATACGGCACCAGTGAATAGTTGATAAATCCCAGCCCCAGCTCTTCGATATTGTTGAAGGTGGCGCGATCGGTGTTCTGCACCATATGCAATGGCACCCGGAACAGACGACAGATTTCTTCAAGCTGAAACTTGCGGGTTTCCAGGAACTGGCTGTCCTCGGCGTTCAATGCCATCGACTTCCAGTCCAGCCCCATCTCAAGGATCATCGGGCGGTGAGCATTGCCAAGCCCGGTGTGACGCTCCTCAAAATCTTTCTTCAGGCGCTCATAAGCCTGATCCGACAGCGTCTGTTCTGTACGCAACACACCGGACGTCACCGCGCCATTGCTGAACAGTCTGGCACCGTGTTCTTCAGTCGCTGCTGCCAGCGATATTGCCTCGCGGGCATAGGCGATGGGATTCAGTCCCACCAGACCGTCCAGCGTCAGCGTGCGCACATGCCAGATATCCTCCTGGGTCAGCACATCCGTTGAGCCGTCCGGGAATGTGACCTGATAGACCGGCTCCCAGCTACTGTTAAGCTTCGGTACCACACAGCCGGGATCGACGGGCAGCAGTTCAGCCACTTCGCCAAATGCTTTCACTTTGTAGGCGTAAAAGTTGCCCCGCAGGCACAGACAGGTGACCACCAGCTCCCAGAACTCCTGCGGCGTCATATAGCCATTAGGATGCGAGGAGATCAGCTTATGCAGACGTTCGCCAGTGGCTCTCTGCTTCAGACTGCCATTCAGGTGATACAGGTTGCAGGGCAACATCCCGACCGACTCCGCCAGCACCCTAACACAGGAAAAAACCGCCGTCAGTCGCATGGCCCGCTGACTGCTGATCTGCTTTCCGGTATAGGTGTCGTAGGACAACCCGATAGCATCCGCCAGCTCTGCTGGCGTGGTCACCGGTGCGTCACTTTTTCGTTGAAATAATCCCGAAAAGAACACTATTTACCTCCACCATCAGACAGCTGTGTACGGTCGAGATATCGCGCCACCAGCCACGACCAGAACAGACACAACGCCCCGGCAACAACAAACCCCGCCGGGGGATAAATCAGCCAGGCACCATACGCCAGCAAAAGCGCACCCAGCACGCCCACCAGAGGCGCGAGAATCAGCATGATCATAATTACCTCAGTTAAAGCGAGCGGATCCCATAGGACTCAATGTGGTCAGACAGCGTGTCTTCTTTCTCGTACAGCATGGCTCTGCCAACCGCCATAATCAGCGCAACTGCACCATCGATTTTGTTTTCCGCCTGCTCTTTGACGGGCTTCACTACATCATCGTTACCCGGAATAGTTTTGCCGACCACGTTGCCGATACACCAGGTCATGATGGGATTGCCATCATGATGAAAGCGCCCCGATTCAATTGCCGCTTCCAGCTCTTTCATCGGATCGGACATGTTGGTGTAGTTCTGAATAATGGTGATGGGGTTCAGGTCTTCATCAGCAAGATCATGTGACAGCCCGGTCGCCCCGAAGGGGTCGATGGGTGACTCGCTGACCGGGCTGATTTTGTTCGCCGCTTTGGCCTCTTCGAGGATGTAGCGATAATCCACCTCTGCACCATCGGTAACTGTCAGGACGCCCATTTCCACCCATTTCTGAAAGCGTTCGGCTGTCCGGCGATCTTCATTTTTCTCGACGCTGTACACCGTATCATACGGTACCCAGAAACGCGGGGCCACACTGTAGTAATGCGCTTTACCGTCAATCTCACGGGTATAAAGTCGCGCCATGCTGTTCATATCCAGTTTACGCGCTAGGTCAAAGGCCAGAATGCACGGCTGCCCCTCGAATTGCTCAAGAGTCAGTGACTTATCCTCGCAGCTCTGCCAGCTCACCAGGTTGAAATACGCCGAACGCGCCGACACCCAGATATTGAGGTGTTTTGTTTTAAAGACGTTTGCCAGACGGGCGTTATTTTTCGCACGTTGTTGCTGACTTAACAAAAACTCACGGTAAACCGACACCCCGATATTCGGGTTGGCTTTTTCCAGCACCTGTGGGTCGGTCCAGTCGTCACCTTCGTCAACGGTATAGATGATCCCGAACAGTTCATCGTTGGGTACCGAACCGTTGAGCATCTCGATAACTTCCCGCCGTTTGTCGTAGCACGGCCCCTCAATGTTGTACCCGGCGGTAGTGATAGCCCACATCAGTGGCTGACGTCGCGCCCCCATCCCGGTAAGCATCGTGGTGTAAAGCGCATCTGTGGCGTGCTCGTGATATTCATCCACCACCGCACAGTGGGGTGATGAACCATCACCGGGGTTACCGATCAGCGGTTCAAACCGCGCCCCATCCTCCGGACGGTTCATGTTTGAGGCGTTAACCTCAATCCCGAACGCTTCCGTCAGCATTGGTGTGCGTTTACACATCAGTCGCGCCGGGCGAAAAACTTCCCACGCCTGTTTCTCTGTCGTGGCACCGGAATACACTTCCGCACCAAACTCGTTATCACAGGCAAAACAATACAGGGCAACACCGGCAGAGATTGCCGATTTGCCGTTCTTACGGGGAATTTCGGTATACACCTCCCGGAAGCGGCGCAACCGGGTGCCTTTATTGACCCAGCCAAACGCACAGCAGATCACAAATAGCTGCCACGGCTCCAGCGTGATGGGCATCCGCTTGAATGCCCATTCCCCCTTGGTATGCGGCAACAGCTGAATAAATTTGGCGGCCCGTTCAGCCAGGTCCTTGTCGAAGCGGTAACGAAACGACTTACTTTTTTCCGCCATCAGGTCATCAAGATGGCGCTGGCAGGCCTGAATCACAAACTGGCAGGCAACAATCTTTCCGCGCACGACATCCCGGGCATACTGATTTGCAGCATTTACGTTGGGGTAAGATTTCCGGCTCATGATTCGATAATTTTCAGAAACGGGTTAGTGGCTTTCTTCTGCCCCGCCAGGCCAATCAGGCGCTGGCGGCTGCTGGGGTCGAGTCCGAGCATTGCCCCCGTACTGCTCATCTCGGACTCCTGTTCTTTTTTGGCGGTCAGCTCCGGATTTTTGACCATGCCGCCCATTGCACCGGTGATGGTGTTGCCCTGTCTGGCAATATTTTTCACGGCACGTCGCCAGAACTCATAGGCTACGCACCACCGCTCAAGCACTGCGAGGTCAGTCACGCACAGCAGGCCCTGACCGCAGAGTTCTTTGGTTGTCAGTTGCCACATGATCGTGGCGAGAGGGAGCTCTTCTTCAGCGAACCACTCCGGTGGCTCAACACCTTTGATGGGCGTAAAAACGGGTTCATCTTTGTTCAGGGCTCGCTTGCCGGGGTTTCCGGCCAGCGCCTTGCGCGCCGTTGGCTTGGGGCGACGCCCGGAACGCCCCGCCGTTCCAGCCATATGCGGCACTCCTGGTTAAATTTCATTTTTCGCGGGTATAAAAAAACGATGGGGCGGGCAGTCCGGAAGACGTCAGGTCACAGGGATTTGACCCGCCCCTCCCCCGCAGATAGTTGAGAGTTATTATCACTTCAGTCGTTCACGGGCCGTCTTCGTCTTATGACACGGCCAGCACAGGCTCTGCAGATTGCAGTCTGCATCAGTGCCGCCATGCGCTTTAGGGATGATGTGGTCAACGGTTTTCGCCTCACGCACCACACCGACACGCAGGCACAACTGACACAGGCCTTTGTCACGCTTCAGCACGCGCGCGCGGATAACATCCCACTTCGAACCGTAGCCGCGCTGGTGACGGGATTGTCCTAGCTTGTATTGTTTCCAGCCTTCGCTTTTGTGGCTTTCGCAGTAGCCTGACGGGTCAGTGGTGGTTTGGCGGCAGCCGCGAACGCGGCAGGCTTTTGGGGTTCGTGGTGGCATGCTGGCTCCAATAAAAAGCCCCGCGACGCGAGGCTTAGACAGAAAAAACACCGGATAAGATCTGGTCATTCTTCCTTTTTAATAATGACTTCTCGAGGGCGCAATTGTTGGATAGCACGACAAATACAATATGGAATAACTGCCCATGCTACTCCCATTGCTGCACCTGCAGCCTGTTGTGGAGCACTCTGAGCACCGAAAACCCCGAGGATTCCTTCAATAAATCCAATAGCACTACACAAAAGACTGATGACCCAGAGAATTTTCATAAACCCAAACTCCTTTTAAATAAACACTTTACTAGGATAATTCTCATAAAATGTTAGTAAAGTATTTTCAGGAAAATAGCGTATCACTGCCTATTTTTGACACTGATGCCGGGATAATTATTCCGGTCGCTGGAGTTGCTCATGATGATACAGAGCGAGAATCAGGTCATAAGACCCTTGCCTGTCTTTGTAACCAGTTTTATCAACCAATTCAGCTTTACTGATTCCGGGTAAATCAAGAATCAGATTCGCAACTTCAATTGCCCTTTGGTACAACTTACCGCCCTTTTTCTCCCCATGCAGTGGTTTTACATTCTTGAGGTAACCGCTATCCGCCAGGGCGAGAAATGTTGCCCTTGGGCATATCTTCTTTCTTGACGATTCGCTTTCTGTAACCTCTGCGACAGCTGCATCCCATGCATCACGAGGAGGCATTGAGCTATCAGCAACCAAATGATAAGCGATTAAAGCGGCGCGCGCGTATTGAGACATAATGCATCCATATACAAAAATCTCATGATAAGACTTTTCTAATATGAACACTGTGATCTCACATACTCTTGCAGGCCATTCAATTGGTTAGTTATGGTTTCGATGCGCTCTCTGAGAACGAAATAATCCCGTTGAGCGGTGTCAGTAAGTCTGGGGCTGGAAGCATCATCCACGCCGGAGGCGGCGGTGGTTTTATGCATGTCCGGACAGACTGCTTTGACGTGCAGCCACTTACGACCAGCAGAAACATCAGCACGAAGACTTTCGATAGTCGCGTTAGCATCAGCAAGCTCCTTTGTATATCTGGCATCGAGTTCAGCTACATTACTTTGACGTTTCTGCATGTCAGCGATAATGGATGCGGCCTTATCGCGCTGCTTTTTGTAGGTGATGGCGTTATCACGGTAATGATTAACCGCCCATGACAGGCAGACGATGATGCAGATAACCAGAACGGAGATAATCGCGGTGACTCTGCTCATACCTCAATCTCTCTGACCGTTCCGCCCGCTTCTTTGAATTTTGCAATCAGGCTGTCAGTCTTATGCTCGAACTGACCATAACCAGCGCCAGGCAATGAGGCCCAGATATTGCTGCAACGGTCGATTGCCTGACGGATGTCACCGCGATCAATCATTAGTAAAGCGCCACGCTCCTTAATCTGCTGCAATGCAACAGCATCCTGGCTTTTAGGAGAGAAGTCTGTCAGCCCTAACTGCTTGCGGTAAGCATCCCACCAGCGTGAAAGAAGTTGATAACGGCCTGCGGCTGTTGATTTGAGTTTCGGGTTTAGCGTGACAAGTTTTCGAGGGTGATCGGAGTAATCAGTGAAGAGTTCGCCACCGACAATAACGTCATAACCGTGGTTACGTGTCGGTTGTCGCCCGTTATCCGTTCCTTCTGACCAGGCCACCATATCAAGGAAAGCTTTACGCTGAGGATTTAGTACCTGCATAAATTACTCCTTCGAGCTACCAAATTTGTTACCGATTACTCGCATTGCAGCCCCACGAATAGCATCGACACCGATCAGCCCAACGCCGCCACCAATGGCAACAGAAAGAGATTTAGGCCATCCGACATACTCAAGAGCGGATGCAAAAGTCAGCGTCAGAGCACCACAGAGCAAAATCTCGAGCGTTTTTCGCTTCCAGCCACCACCACCGCCAAAATAGGCAATGCGCAAGCCAGCCATAACGATCGACATAATCACTGCGCCCAGCGGTGTGTCTCCACGCCACCAGCTCTGAAACAACTCCAGCCAGGTATTTGGGTTATGAGGCATTTGTAGTTATCTCTCACCTCGCTGATACAGCAGGTGCAAATTGAGGGAACATCATGTACCGCAAATCAGAAGCGGAAACGTCAAAGAAGCCGAGCCAATGGATAACTGCGGAATAGGCCAGGACCAACGAATCCCCAGCCCCAGAAACGACAAAACCCGCTCGACGGCGGGTTTAAGCTGTGTGGCGAAGTAACCACTCTTAACACGATACAATAGTTTTTGCGTACGCGTTAGTGGTTATGTAAACTTTCTCCATATAAAAACAGCAAAGAAGCGGATATTTTGAAATGGCTACACTGGACGCATTCAGTAGAGTAATAACTCATCATACTATTACGATCGATACACAATACCGTACACAGAAAATTGATGATAGCATCAGATCGAACTGTGTTTGCCCGGTACCAACAATGCGTGAACTTGCTTCTAAAATAGTACGTTGTAAAGCAATGATGCACAGTTATGAAAAAGGAGACTTAGTTTTAACTTTACAAGATGTAATATTCTTATCAAACAGAGCCGATAAAAAACCCAGCCATCTTGGTCTTTTAATTAATGCTGTAGATAAAAATGGAAGCACTACTGTATTAAAAAACATTAATACAGATGTTCGCACCGAAATATCACCAAAACATGAGGAAGGTGAAGGTTACGAAGTTTCTTCTCATATGATTATTTCTCTAGACGGAAATATGCGAACGTATGACATGAGTTTTATGCCAATACCAGGAGTTTCCACAGCAAAAATAAATGGTTTCCTGAATAAAGTTCTCTTTAACGTAGCCAAAGATAATGAAGATATCTTTTCATGTAACACTTTAACAAATGAAGTGTCAAGTTTAACAAAGAAAAAAATAAAAGTATTATACAAGCCAGTCTTTGATATATCTGGAAAGTTAGATGAAGATTTGTTCAATAAAATAAATAAAGAAGGACTTTCTGATGTCGTTTTGGTAAAGAATGAATACAGAACTATTAATGCGCCAGATGTTAACGCGGCTATTATTCCTAAAGAAAGTACTTTACGCTTAGTACCAAACCATGGCCCCAACAATGTCCTTGGATGGATAAAATCTGTCTCAAACTTCTTTAAAGAAGATAAAAATGGAGGTTATGACTTAATAAAAATAAAATTCAAAGAGCCAGAGACAGGATTCACAAGACAAGTTGACCTTCAAACTTCAAATGTAAGGCTGGATGGGCTGGAAAAAACATTTATCAAAAAGAGTGTAATAAATGGTTTTTCTTCGCGCTTAAAGGATTCTTATGATAGTATTAACATGGAGTTTGTGAATAAGATTATCGAGGTCATGTGAGGCTAATATGATTAGTATATTTTCACATTTATTTAGACCGTTTGGTTACCTTTTCATTAAGGGAATTAGTGGTAAGTGCGCATACGATTTTTATGCACCTGCCGGGCTTGCTGTGATTTCTTTTTTTTACTTTTATTTATTTAAAATACCTACATCAGACCTACTAAAAGATGGCGGCTTTATTAAGTCTATATCTGGATTTGTATCAAATCTGCCAGGTTTTTATATAGCAGCTCTTGCAGCAATAGCCACTTTCAACAGAGAACAAATTGACTACCCTCTGATAGGAACTAATGGCACTCCTTTTATTAAAATTACACGAACAAAAGAAAATGGTAGAATTGTTGACACTCAAGAGAAACTTACCAGAAGATTATTTCTGTGCATGTTATTTTCATTTTTAACTGCCCTCAGCATATGCATAGTGATTTTCAACGCTTTTATCACACCACTAATAAACATACTGAATAATGATATAGCAAACTGGTGCTATATCATTATCTTTTTATTCCTTACATGGCAAATGCTTGTTTCAACATTTTTTGGACTATACTATCTTGGTGATAGGATTCACATTAATTAACTACCATAATGGGGTTTATAGTTATTATTACACCGCTGATAAACCCCATGGCAGTCTGCAATTCCTTCCTAATTGTGCCATCTGAACATCTTCTCTTCTTGGCAATAGTGCGTAATGAGATACCAATAACAAAGTGAGCTATGATTAGCTCATATTCCTCTGGTTTATACTTTCGCAACCGAGCCACACAACCGTCTATCATGATGCCTTCATCATCAGCACACTGGAGACGTGACTTTTTACCGTGTGGTAAAAGTCCCTTGAAACCAGCCGCTATCGGCTGCCAGTCCACACCACTATTTTCTGCTGCAGCCCATGCTCCCCAGCGGTCCAATACTTCATACATATCACGCATCAACTTTCTCCACAAAATCAGGCCAGCACGCCAATTGCCAGCGCACGATCGATAAAACGAAATATCAGCTCCAGCTGGGAGCCATACTTCTCTTCAAATGCCACGGTATCCGCATGCAGCTCGTCGTGATGCTTTCTGCACAAAGGCAACACAAAAAGGTCATGCGCTTTTGTTCCCATTCCACCCTGACCGTGACCTATCAGGTGGTGGGGATCATCAGCGGGCTTTCCACAACATGCACACGGCTGTGTCTTAACCCAGCGCGTGTACTTTTCATTAACCCAGCGGCGACGTTTTGGGCGTAACATAAAAGACTCCGGCGACTCCGGATCCACTTTCAGCGCCAGCACCTTTTTCGCCTTATCCTGGATGATGCTGGTGGCAGGAACCGAAGGCACAAGGTCACTTTCCCGGGTAACAGACGGCACAACAGGCTTCGGTAATCTCAGTGCCTTACGGGCTGCACTTTCCGGTAAGGCATCCGCCAGATCATTACGAATCAGCCACCAGCACAGTTCCGGCATTGTCACAACGTGACTGTCATCAAAACCGAGATCCCGACGCACAACAGACAACACCCAGCGGGCACAGTTATCCGTTGCCATTGATTCCAGCCGTTCCGTGAACTGATCGCGCAGCTGGTTATCGCAGTGCCAGCACAGACGGATTGCGCCCGGCGCGTGTCGCATTGTGGTCATGTTCTCGCTGTGCCAGTCGGAATGAGGCCACTGGCAGCCTTTTTCACGAAGTAACCAGCTTTCAAGACATTCCACTCCACCAGCACGACGGATCACTGCCTCATTGCGGAACACGGCCCGAACGGCAGGATCATCCGCCAGCGGTTGTGATGCTGCCGGAACGGCACCACTGGCGAAAGATGAATAACGTTCCGGCTCAGACTCCAGCAGGACACGCCCCTGCATAAACAGGGGCATCAGCTCTGAACCTGGTCTGAACAATACGATCCCCATACGCGGGGCAATTTCAGGGGTCAGTAGTGCTCTCACGGTCACCTCAATGAACGGTATCGAGCAGCTTTAACAGCTCAGGGAATCGGGATTCGAAGAAGTGCGGCTGCGTCTCGCGCGGATTTGCAGGACTGGTGATGTTCTTGCCGAACATGCAGCCTTTCGCCGTCAGCGACCAGAATTTTTTGATGTTGTTAATCGCTGTACGGCTGTATCGTTCGCGCTGTTCGACGATCCCCAGCTTCGACATCTGGTGATATGCCTGATTAGCCGTAAGGCGGATACCATACTGTTTCAGCAGTGCACTCAGCGACAGTGTCGGGCGACTTGAGCCATCAGGCGCGTCAGCAGGAGCATCAATGGCATAGCGCGGTGCCAGATTCGGTAAGCCAACAGCCTCCTGGAGTTTCTGACAGGCCCCAAGCACTGAAGAGTTAGACAGGTTTAACTCCCTGCGCATAAAGTCCAGCAGAATCACTCCAGCCTGCATCTTGTCAGCAGCCTGCCCGGATAATTTTTCCGGTGCGCTGGTTACCATATCGAAAGTACGGATCACCTTCAGATGGAATGACGGGCTGATCCACATTGCATAGGCATACACCAGTTCCTTGCAGACATAACTCCCCTGCTTAGGACCACCACGAACTGTATTAACCGGACCGACACCCAAATTTTGGGTATCGGTCAATTCCTGAACAAGTTCAACAGTCTGTTGGCTGGAAAGAAACTTTCCCGGCTCCTTCGTTCTGGCATTTGCACCAGATGCTACTGCGGCACGATGCAGATCGTTCAGGCTGTAACGTCCATAAGCATCACGACGAACTTCAATACCATCAATGACCATCAGATTATTCATACTTCGTTTCTCCTCTTAATCAGGCGGCTGCACCCGCCGTTTTCTCGTACTTACTGATAGTGATCTCGACCTTCCCTTCCGGGATAACCGGTCCCCACTCCACCAGCATTCTTTTCACCTGGCTGTCGTCTTCCCACACACCTGCGTGGGTCAGGGCGTCAAACAGCGCCTTGTTATAGTTATCCAGATCGCGGATCCTGTTATCCGGAGGAAACAACACGATCTCCACTGAAGCAGGTGCCGACGTTGGTTTCGGCAGACGACGTAACTGCTCAACTATTGCTGCGCACGCCGCGCTCTGGAATTTTCGCCCCGCCGCGCTTATCAGGCTCTTACCTGCAAACGCCCCTTTGTTAGGGTGTCGCCAGTAAGTGTTCACGCTGGGCGGGAAAGGCAGGATAAGCTTCATACTTTCAGGCCCCTCTCATGTAACCAGTGAGTTGCACGCAGCCTGGCGTTTTCCTCACCGGCAAGCAGTGCGCGGATAATCCCGGCTGCCTCGCTGTCGTCGTCCTTCACTGTGGTATGAAGCGTGATACCCCGGGCCACGCCACGCTTTATCGTGATGACGCCTTTTTTCTCCAGTGCGCGAAGATGCTCCACCGCTGCATTCACCGAACGGTATCCCAGCATGGCTGCCACCTCCTGATTGGTTGGCGGGAAACCACGTTCTTTCTGATAAGAAATCAGCATATCCAGCACCTGCTGCTGGCATTGAGTTAACGTCGTCATTAACCCCCCACGTAATTCCCTGACAGATACCACTCATCACCCGATACAGCGCGCTTGCTGCTTTTCCGTAAACACTGCTCACGACGCGCCAGAAAATTGTTTCGTTCTGGCTGGGAGTGGCTTTCACGGAATGCCGCCATCCACACCGTTGCAGCACGACGGTATAAGCCCCTGGACTCTAGTTCTTCAGCCTGGCGGGTCAGGCACAAAATCACACGGGGATCGTTAGTGCCGACATAGAAATTGCGCACAGGTCTGGTTTCACGAACTGGTTGTGGTTCCGGCTCCTGTGCTCTCTCAGTCAGGCGCGGGAAATGTCTGCGTGTATCCCCTTCACAACGGTGAGCCACACGCCCACTCTGACGTAACTTGCTTGCTGACTGCAGAACGCGCTGCCGTGAGTAACCAGCAAAAGCATCCGCAATGTCTCCGGAAGTACACCCCGGATGGGCTTCAATGAATTTCTGAACTTCATTCAAAAGACTCATGATTACCCCCTGAATCCTGCCGGGATCTGGCTGTAGTCCACGTTGTCGTAACTGGCTTTGAAGTACGGGGCCTCGCGTCTGGCTGCAGATACCGCAGGAACTTCCCAGGATTCTTCGAAATGACGATCCGGACCAAAGAACGTGACAGCCTGTTTCACAAATTGTGTGCCGCTGTTACCCATCGCAGATACCCAGCCCGCGTAGCGTTTCACACCTTCCAGCATGGTTTCGGGTTTTACCCCCTCATTCAAACGGGCTTTCCAGGCTTTGAAGGCTGCAGATTTTGAATTGCCACCAGCACGTTTGGGGTATGCCAGCCATGCCTGCTCAAACTCCGGAGAGTATTCCGGTCGGTTTGAACGAACTCGCACAGACTCATCAGCAGATTCACCAACAGCTATTGGTTCATTGACTGGTTCTTTGACTGGTTCAAAAGAGTGACTGGTTCTGGGTGAATCTCCTGCACTACCCCCAAGTGCAACTCCTGCACTACCTGGTGAATTTGCTGCACCAGATAGTGAATCATTTGCACTACCCCCTAGTGAATCTCCTGCACCATCAAGATGAAGGAGATAGATATTACTTGAGTTACCTTTTTCACCTTTCCGGGTGACTTTTTTTACCAGCCCGGACTCACAAAGGGCCGCAATATGATTCATCACAGAACGTTTGCTAATCTCGCACTGGTCAGCAATATGCTGGTAGCTGGGCCAGCACTCACCCTGATCACTGGCATTATCAGCCAGCTTGATCAGAACCAGTTTTCGCAATGGATTACCCACTCGAATTTTCATCGCTTTAACCATCAGCTCCATACTCATGCTGCACCTCCGAGATGCTTCATGTTTTTTCCGGAGCGAAAGGCTATAAGCGGCATACTGACGCGGTAATTACGGCCCAGCGGTTCACAAATCACCTTCTGACATTCACGGTCAACCAGGCTAACACGTAGAACATGCCCTGCAGGTGTGGTGTACCACTGACCCGGACGAGGACAACGGAAAGTCTGATTGGTAAACCGTTTGAAAATATTCCGGATCATTTGCGCCCCCTTACCTCTGAAGGGTTCAGCGACAAATTTATGAGGCAGGCCAGCGCCGAAGCATCATTAATATAGTCATACAAGCTAACAGCCAGCGGAGATTCGGCTTTTGCCAACATAGGATAAAGCTGCTGCAGCCAGACCTGATGAATTGATGAAATGTAGGAATAGAGAATGCTGGCGTTATGTGCAACGTCGCTCGGTACAGAGGGTTTTGAAAGCTGTTTCTCCATCTGGTTAAAGGCATTGATATATGCCTCTTTGAACTGGGCAGCACGTTTACCCGTGAAACCCATAGCAAGAAACGCAAAGCCGTCGCGGGTTATTTGATAGCAAGGTAGTTTGCGGCCTGATGCGTCGATGTACTCACTGAGCTGGAAATTCAGCTCAGTAAATTCGGCAGAGCATTCAAGAGACGCAATTTTTTGAATGACATTTTTGTGTTGTTTGCCGAAATAACTAGCAACAGCCAGAGAAGAAGTAACAACTTTGTCTGCAATAATGCAAAGTTCAGGTTGTACTAAGGCAGGGATCGTAGCCATGATGGCAGCCTCCGTATGCAATGGATAACTTCCACCACCGGAAACGCCAATTTCGCTGGTGGTGAACTGAGCAGGGTTGGCGTAACCGGCGCATACGGAAACCGGCGCACCTTTCGGTGCCCCCACCCAGCCCACCATAATTTGGGTATAGCTGAGTTGTAGCAACAAAAAAGACGCTAACGCGCCAATTGTCGCCGTATGCAATTCCAGGACGCCAATCCCGGCACCCGCTTTATAAGGTGCCTGAACAGTGTAACGTCCCGGAATGGCAGAATCAATGTGCTGGTGGTCCTTCACACTCAACAAAATCACGCCTGAATTTCCACAAAGGACTAAAGCACTCATGCGGGTAGTCTTTGCGAAGATAGATAACGCGCTGTGTTTCTGGCTCCCAACGAATAACATGAACATAAAGTCCTCTTCCGTCACGAAACCAGCGGTTAAGTTCCTGCACAACTCGCCCCCCACAGTCAGGTAAAGTTCTCTGTGGTTACTTACAGGCAGGTGATTTGGTAATCTGCATTCATGCCGTAACAACAGGTGTTCAGCCACGCGGACCACCAGCTGTTGCGACCAACGGTTATTTGCCGTTAAACTGTTCATGCGTTAGTTTCTCCACAGACACAAAACGCCACGACGCCCGGAGCTGCACACTCGCGGGCGTCACTCTTTTCTGGAACGCAGAAAATTTTGTAGACCAGTGCCGCATGTTCCTGGAGCTTCGAAATCGACAGATACAACTCATCATTAATTGCTGTCTGCTCATGTGGCTCCACTACCCCGTCTTCGATTGCCGAACGAATCTGCTTTGAGTAACTCCCGATCTGTTCAATAACTTCCAGTAGACGTTGGTTGATATCAGCGTTCTCTACTTCCTCAATTTCTGGAAGTGATACAAACACCCCACCAGCAGACTGTGCGACAGCATCCGCAATGTGGTGAGTACCAGCCGCACGCTGTAAAACCATTGCCCATCCCAACGGAAAAAACTGATCGCCATCGGCACGAAGGCGGTTAAATAATGCGTTCTCTGTTACATCCAGCCAGTCAGCAGCTTCAGCGTAACCACCTGGCAATGCCGCGATAGTTTTTCTGATAGCTTTCACGTACCACTCAGGTTGTTTTTCCACTTTCCAGTGATGCTTACCCACGGCTTACCTCCTGTTCCTGTGGTTTTAACTCATTCCGGTTTTGACTAGATTGAAAGCGTGCAGGATAGAGAATCTGCATTTCGCTGATTTCTCCCTTAAAAAAATTGGCCAGACGCTCTGCAAGATCGATAGATGGAATTTGTTCCAGTCTCTCAATACGACTCAGCGTTGCTGGATTAACCTGAACGCCCGCAGCAACATGCTGCAAAGTAAGCCCGTGCGCCTTACGCACATTTCGTAATGGTGATTGCATATAACCTCCACATATTGCGTGATGAGCATATTATTTCACGCAAATATTTTGCGCAAGTTGATTTGCTTAACGCGCAATAAAGAAATGTAATAAACGCATGAACATAGGAAATCGAGTCAGACAACTTCGCCAGGCGAAGAACATGAAAATCGCCGATCTCGCTGAAGCAATAGGAGTGGATGCGGCGAATATTTCGCGCCTGGAAACAGGTAAGCAGAAACAATTCACTGAACAAGCTCTGAGTAATATTGCCAGGAGCTTAGGTGTTGATATTGCTGATCTCTTTACCTCAGACTTCAAAAGTAATACTGTATGTAAAAACAGTATTAGTGAGGATGTTGCGCAGGTGAAGGATGTATTCCGTATTGAAATGCTGGATGTCAGTGCCAGTGCGGGAAATGGCCTTATCCAGGGCGGTGATGTCATTGATGTGATTCATGCCATTGAATACAGAACTGATAATGCTGTATCGATGTTTGGCGGACGACCAGCCAATCACATTAAAGTTATCAACGTTCGTGGGGACAGTATGTGTCCAACCATTGAGCCAGGAGATCTCATCTTCGTTGATGTCAGTATCAATCAGTTTGATGGAGATGGTATCTATGTATTTGGTTTTGATGATAAAATTTATGTTAAACGACTGCAAATGATACCTGACAAACTACTGGTGATTTCTGATAACCAGATTTACCGTGAATGGGGAATTACCAGCGAAAATGAACACCGGTTTATGGTCTTTGGAAAGGTCTTAATCAGCCAGTCACAAACCCTTAAGCGACACAATTAACCCTTACCTCCTCATCAATTAGCCACCCGAAGGTGGCTTTTCATTTCCCATAAAATTGCATATCTCGCAACAAAAACACTTGCATAGTGCGCAACTTCATTTTATCTTTCTTTCCAGACCAACAAACAAGGTACTAACAAAATTTGGTTGTAACACGGCGTATGGCACATGCGTCGTTAGCGGTCTGGGGACGTTAAAGGGGACAATCCACTCCTTGCTCGGGCAAACAAACCAGGTAGCCGGAATGTGCAAGTCAATGATGATGCTGATAAGACGCCTAACCAGCGTGGCGATCCGGTTTGACGCCTGGGAAGAGACCAGGGTGCAACGATGAGGGCATTTATGGAACCGCGACAAAGTGTGGTGCCGTAACTGGCTAAGTGCTCTCAGCGTTGTGGTGAATGCGCAGGCTGATGCGCGAAAGACATTGCAGCTATTGCGGAAAAGAGCTGTTCGGCGGGGCAATTAAATGCCCGTGAGAGTCTGAAATAACCGCAAGCCGGAGATCAGCACCGGTCACCACAACAGCCACTGCTTTGGCGGTACCAGTTTGTACACTTACTTCCGGCTGGTACCGCTCTTTTTACAAAACAGAGAAGAGCATCACCGGACGACGGGCTCATAACCCAATCCATCCGGGCGGCTGCCACCGCAGGTGTTCTTCTCTGTTTTGTGGAGAAACTAACCGACCTTGCAGGGTCGATATGATGAGGAGCAGCAAAATGGCTAGCGAACGCAGTACTGATGTGCAGGCATTTATCGGGGAGCTGGACGGCGGCGTATTTGAAACCAAAATCGGCGCAGTTCTCAGTGAAGTCGCTTCCGGTGTGATGAACACGAAAACCAAAGGTAAGGTCTCACTCAACCTGGAAATCGAACCATTTGATGAGAACCGTGTGAAAATCAAACACAAACTCTCATATGTTCGCCCGACTAACCGCGGGAAAATTTCCGAAGAAGACACCACCGAAACGCCGATGTATGTCAATCGCGGTGGTCGCCTGACTATTCTGCAGGAAGACCAGGGACAATTACTGACTCTTGCCGGTGAACCTGACGGAAAACTACGCGCAGCAGGTCATTAATATCGTTCTTAATTAACTGATTATTTATCTCATCACTGAATATCTTTATATAGTGAGGACTTATTATGTCTCAGAACTTAGACGCAACCGCAATTAATCAAATCCATGCCCTTATTTCTGCTCAGGGTGTTAATGAAATTATCAGTAAGATTGGTGCCGATGCTGTGGCATTGCCTGAGAATTTCCGCATTCATGATCTGGAAAAATTTAATTTAAATCGCTTCCGTTTCCGTGGCGCGCTTTCCACTGCCAGCATCGATGATTTTACCCGTTATTCTAAAGATCTTGCAGATGAAGGCACCCGCTGCTTTATCGATGCTGATAATATGCGTGCCGTCAGTGTGCTTAACCTGGGTACTATTGATGAACCAGGTCACGCAGATAACACCGCCACTCTCAAACTGAAAAAGACAGCACCGTTCTCTGCCCTGTTGTCTGTTAACGGCGAGCGTAACTCCCAGAAGTCACTGGCAGAATGGATTGAAGACTGGGCCGACTACCTTGTGGGCTTTGATGCTAATGGTGACGCCATTCAGGCAACAAAAGCGGCTGCGGCAGTCCGTAAAATCACGATTGAAGCAAACCAGACCGCTGATTTTGAAGATAATGACTTCAGCGGCAAACGCTCCCTGATGGAATCTGTCGAAGCGAAGACCAAAGACATTATGCCAGTGGCATTTGAATTTAAATGCGTTCCGTTTGAAGGCCTGCAAGAACGTCCGTTTAAATTACGCCTCAGCATTATCACTGGCGATCGTCCTGTACTGGTTCTGCGCATTATTCAGCTGGAAGCAGTGCAGGAAGAAATGGCTAACGAATTTCGTGATCTGCTTGTTGAGAAATTCAAAGACAGCAAAGTAGAAACCTTTATTGGTACTTTTACCGCCTGATTTCCTTACTGCAAATGCCCCTGCGGGGGCATTTATGGAAACATAATTGACTCAATAATCGCCTGATGGCGAGGGTTTTCTTTAACCAAAATTCAGCGCGGTGCAGCGCATATACGTGGAGAACAAAATGTCATTTATTAAAACTTTTTCCGGGAAGCATTTTTATTATGACAAGATAAATAAAGACGACATCGTGATTAACGATATCGCGGTTTCCCTTTCAAATATCTGTCGCTTTGCAGGACATCTTTCACACTTCTACAGTGTCGCCCAGCATGCAGTGCTTTGCAGCCAACTGGTGCCGCAGGAATTTGCTTTTGAAGCGTTAATGCATGATGCAACAGAAGCGTATTGCCAGGACATCCCCGCACCACTGAAACGACTTCTTCCTGACTATAAACGGATGGAAGAAAAAATAGACGCCGTAATCCGTGAGAAATACGGGTTACCTCCTGTTATGAGCACGCCAGTGAAATATGCCGATCTCATTATGCTGGCAACCGAACGCCGCGATCTCGGACTTGATGATGGCTCTTTCTGGCCTGTACTGGAAGGCATCCCGGCAACAGAGATGTTCAAAGTGATTCCACAGGCACCGGGCCATGCCTACGGGATGTTTATGGAACGTTTTAACGAGTTATCGGAGTTACGCAAATGCGCATGAATGTTTTCGAAATGGAAGGGTTTCTTCGTGGGAGATGTGTACCGCGAGATCTGAAAGTGAATGAAACAGATGCTGAATACCTGGTGCGTAAATTTGATGCGCTTGAAGCTAAATGTGCAGCACTGGAAAACAAAGTAATACCCGTGTCAGCTGAACTGCCGCCAGCAAATGAAAGTGTTCTGTTATTTGATGCTAATGGAGAAGGCTGGCTGATTGGCTGGCGTTCTCTCTGGTACACATGGGGGCAAAAAGAAACCGGAGAATGGCAGTGGACATTTCAGGTCGGGGACCTTGAAAACGTCAATATCACTCACTGGGCAGTAATGCCGAAAGCACCGGAGACTAAGAAATGAGCGTGATAAAAACTCATACAGGAATTGTTATCACCCGAGACGGTGAAAAGCGGATGAAATTACATTCCACTGAAACGTCCTGGGTTGCCGGACGTTGTGAATCCTACGACAAAAAGACTGGTTACCGTTGGGGTGCGCCAAACATGCGTCGCCGTCTGCTCCTGGACAGCATCATGCCAATAAAACAGGTAGCAACCAGAGAACAAAATTAATTATCAGAACTGGAATTTGATATTACTGCCCGTGTGCAGCGGGTTAAGTGGAGAAACATATGCTGAACCTCGATTGTGTTCCTATCTCAACTTATTGCAAAGAAACTGGCGAAACTCCTGAAGCAATAAATAAACGTGTACAGCGCGGTGTTTGGCGTGAAGGCGTTCAGGTTTTAAAGGTTGAAGGCGTTAAGGAGAGGTGGATTGATCTTAGTGAGGTTGCAAAATGGGCCAGACAAAACTGCTCAAACTACCGCGCGGCGTAACAATCAGGAAACACCGCCAGGGCGAAACGATCAATATAACTTTCACCTACAAAGGAGTTAAATGTCGTGAGCCACTTTCCAATCTGGAAGTAACTCCAAAGAACATTAAATACGCCGAGCGTACACTCGGCGAAATTCATAATAAGATCGAAAGGGGAACATTCATTTATGCGGAATATTTTCCCCGTTCTGCTCGTTTGAAAATTTTTGGTAATGCTGCCGCAGGCAAAACGGTAAAAATGTACCTGGACGAATATATTGAAATTTGCGAAACGAGGAAACTTTCACCATCCACGATTGGTGGTTATAAAAAATGCCGTAGTGCGTTAGCCTCACTTCACATTTGCCCTGCAAGTGAATTGACACCAGCAACCCTGAAAGCGTGGATTCAAAGCCAGAAAACGACCTTAAAAACAATTCGCAACCAGTTATCTTTCCTGCGGTCAGCACTTGATGAAGCCGTAACCGATGGGGTACTTCAAATTAACCCCGTATCGTTAGTAACTGCTTCACGCTACCAAAGTGATAAGTCAGAAGCAGAAAGCAGCTACGTGGTTGATCCGCTATCACCAGCAGAAGTTGATGCATTACTAGCGGCCGCTGGAAACAAACAATGGGAGAATCTGTTCCAGTTCGCCATACATACAGGCCTGCGTAGTTCTGAATTATGTGCCCTTCGATGGCGTGATATCGACTTTGTTGGGAAAACTGCCCATGTCCAGAGCGCAAGTGTTGTTGGTGTTATCAAAGGGACAAAGACAAAAGCAGGTACTCGTAAAGTTGAACTGACAGAAGAGGCAATGTTGGCGCTGATAAATCAGAAGCCATTTACATTCATGAAGGATGCTACTGTCTTTGAAGATCCAAAGACCAATAAGCCCTGGGCAAGTGCTGATGCAATCAGGAAAAAAGCATGGGTGCCAACATTGCGAAAAGCAGGTATTCGCTACAGAAACCCATATCAAACTAGGCATACATTCGCCACCAGCCATATCAGCCGAGGAGCAAACCTGTTTTGGCTTGCAGCTCAAATGGGGCATAAAGGGCCGGAGATGCTTTTCAGGCACTATGGTCGATATCTGAAAGACTATGATGGGAACTCTTCAGGTAAAAAAACATCTAATATTAAATTAAGAGGTTTCACTACTTGAAGTCTCTAATCCTAGAACCAGGAAGGAGAAATCAATTCAAATGAGAATTTATCATTTATTATCATATAGTTACGCGACATTAATTAGCGATATATAAATTCACTCCTTGGTTTATCGTAACGTATTGATTTTTAATCAAATTGTTTATAACAGGACTGTAATTTGACGTAGATAGGACTTGATACAAGCAGGTACAAACTGATATGCTTTGTGCCATAAGCAAAGAAGAATTCTAAAATCTATTATTTTCAAGTAGTTAAGAAAGCGGAGAGAGTTTATGAAAATGGCTGTCAGCGTAGGTTTCGGCGAAGGCTAACCCCCCAAATTTTAAGTACAATCATAGACCTCCTAGTTGGAGGTCTTTTGCTATAGGATGTAGAAGAAGTGGCTCGAGTCATCGTTATAATTTGCTGTACTCTTTTTGCTGTCATGATGTTGGCAAGAGGTATGTACACTTACATTTTCCCTGGTACTTTACCGTTTAAGATGGACATACTTGATTGGATGCTTGTTGCTTCAGGGGCGGGAGCATCCATATCAACTATTTTTTGTTTTATTAAAAAAAGATATCCAGACACTGCCGAGTTCCTTCCGATGTTCAGCACTGTCTGTTATTCAATTGTCCTGATCGGATACGCAATTCTCCGATATACCCCAAGCTATCAAACATCTCTTTCTATTATGGTCACAGGTATGCTTGTAGGTATGGGATGGTGGATTCAATGCATTACATCAGCAGCAAACGCTCGACGTACACATACTCTGAATATGATAATCAACACACGAACAAGCCCAGAGTATCAAAAGCAGCTACGAAACAGCACAAAATTCTATCGCGGAATGCGGTACGTTCCACAAGAGCTATCAGAGTGGCGTTGTAATCCAGATAAAGAAGAATATAAAAACATGAATGTCCCTGACGAATACAGGGATGCTATTAACGGGCTTTTATATATTCTTAACTACTTTGAGTTTTTGGCTCAAGGAATTAAATTTAAAGACCTTGATGACGAATTGCTTAAAGAGTGTTTTTCTAGCTTTCTAAAAGGGATTGAACGTAGAGGGTTTCACATGATCCTTGAGTCTCAAAAACAAGATCCTGCGGCATTTGAAGGAATTATTTATCTTTCAAAAAAATGGAACGGCTCTTCGTTTGTTGAAACACATCGTGCAAATCCTAATACAGTCGAGCTTGGGATACCTTATCCATCTAATGATATTATAGATAAAATGATTCAAGGTAAGCCTCTTTTGGATAAAGCAGATCATAATCTTTCTTCAACAGAAGGATGATAATTGCAAGAGTGATATCCTCTTAAAGTCAACTGTGTATATCTCAAATGAGACAATTGCGTGACAATAAAGGCTCCGCAAAGGAGCCGCAATTGATAAAATAAACATTTTTCACTTATTATTCAGTTAATTATAAAAATACGGACTCGGGTTCAACTCCCGCCAGCCAATCATGATTGGACGGTGTAAGGACTACACCAACAAAAACAGGAAGTTATAAGTCTCAGCAGGACACCGACCAGACGGTGAGGAGACAAAAAAGGATACGCAACGGAGTCGCGACTCCCTATGACATTAAAGCCCGCTGATGCGGGCTTTTTTATTGGTCCTGACCCGCCCTGAATAGAATTCATCCAATTACAGTCCAGACATATACAGTATCCCTCAGCTCAGTATCAGCTTCTCGACAAATGGTCACTGTTATTTACCCGTTGCCAGAAAGAGAATAATTTGCCCCCATAGCCAGCCTTCCCGGAATCTGTATATTCATTAATATTGTTATCGATTCCATCAAGTAACATAGGTTGGATGCGATTGATCTTACTCACATTAGTCGACACGGAACTCAGTAAGTTGAACTCTGAAAAAGCAGTTTAAATAGCATTTAAACAAATGCCACCAGTTCGAAAAAGAGTATAAGCACACTTAATATATTGTTTTAATTATTCATTTCCTTTCAACCCAATTCTTATCCCTCACATTATTTGTTATTAATTTGTTGTTTTTGATCACAATAAGAAAACAATATGTAACTTTTATGCGCACTTTTCAGAAATGTAGATATTTTTAGATTATGGCTACGAAATGAGCATCGCCATGTCACCCTACATCTCATAAGAGGATCGCTTCTGATGAATGCACTGACCGCCGTACAAAATAACGCTGTCGATTCAGGCCAGGACTATAGCGGATTCACTCTCATCCCGTCGGCGCAATCCCCGCGTCTGCTGGAACTCACCTTCACCGAACAGACGACCAATCGGTTCCTCGAACAGGTTGCCGAGTGGCCCGTGCAGGCGCTGGAGTACAAATCGTTTCTGCGTTTTCGGGTAGGCAAAATTCTCGACGATCTGTGTGCGAATCAGCTGCAACCGCTGCTGTTGAAGACCCTGTTAAACCGCGCTGAAGGTGCGCTGTTGATCAATGCGGTGGGTATCGATGATGTCGCGCAGGCGGATGAGATGGTGAAGCTGGCGACGGCGGTGGCGCATCTGATTGGTCGCTCCAATTTTGACGCCATGAGCGGTCAGTATTACGCGCGTTTCGTGGTGAAAAATGTTGATAACTCAGACAGCTATCTTCGTCAGCCGCACCGCGTAATGGAGCTGCACAACGACGGCACTTACGTTGAAGAGATCACTGATTACGTGCTGATGATGAAAATCGACGAGCAAAACATGCAGGGCGGTAACTCGCTGCTGCTGCATCTCGATGACTGGGAACATCTGGACCACTTTTTCCGCCATCCGCTGGCGCGCCGTCCGATGCGCTTTGCCGCGCCGCCGAGCAAAAACGTCAGCAAAGATGTCTTCCATCCGGTGTTCGATGTCGATCAGCAGGGCCGCCCGGTGATGCGCTATATCGACCAGTTTGTCCAGCCGAAAGACTTCGAAGAAGGCGTGTGGTTGAGCGAGCTTTCGGACGCCATTGAAACCAGTAAAGGCATTCTTTCTGTACCCGTTCCCGTTGGCAAATTCCTGTTGATTAACAACCTGTTCTGGCTGCACGGTCGCGACCGCTTTACTCCGCACCCGGATCTGCGCCGTGAACTGATGCGTCAGCGTGGCTATTTCGCTTACGCCACTCACCACTACCAGACGCATCAGTAA